CATTATATCTAAGATATTTGTTCCCTGACGTTGTTGACAGGTATAAAGAATAGTTGTCCTGTGCAGAACTGTCTGTATAACAACCAAAAACATTACAGGCAGCTGTAGAAGAAAACGAAAACTTTACAGTATCAGACCCACGAAGGTTAAAACCCGTGATTTCATAAAACGTGTTGTTATTAAATCCCAACCCAACAAGACGCTTATACCCAGCCGGAAGTCTTTGAATATTATCCTCATCTTCATCCGCAAAGAAATGTATAAACCTTGATAATCTGCTCATGGTTTTACCTCATGTTCTATATGCTTCAGGAATTCGTTCAAACTCTGCTTCTCAATCAACATTCCATTCTTAACCGCATTGCCCCGTGCAACCTGTGCAACTTCGGCAATCTTTGCGTTCGTCAAGTCATAGAATGTCCGGTTAAACTTCATCCAGAATTTCCTGAATTCCTTCTCAGCATTCTTTACATACTTTGCATTCTCCGGAACGTTGTACCGTGGTTTCTGGAAGTCATAGTAACTATTCATTACCGTCATGCACACAGCCGTACGGAAGTCTTCTTCATACTCCCTGCGTTTTAACTCACAACACAAACCAATTCTAGTCTGCATGACGTTGTAATACGTCTTCAGCACAAAGTCCTTCCGGTCGTTCCGGACCACACTATCGTTGTTCCATCTCCACAGGTAAATCGGTGTACCAATGGTCTTTATCTTTCCCTTATGCTGTGCAACCGTGTACACCAGCATATTGAAATACCCATCTTCGTGGATGGTCATGGTCTCATCAAAAAGCAGGTCATTATCCAGCAGAAACTGCCTCCGATATGCCTTACCGTGCATGAACGTCAGGTCCTGATCGTGATTTACAATAATCGGATTCCCGCCCTCATCGAATGTTTCTTCCACAAAGCTCGGAATCAGGTAATCAAAACCTTCCTGCATTGCTGCAAAAACCAAATGCAGTGAATACCCGTTCAGGAAACCGTCATCAGCGTCGCAGAACATCACATAATCCGCATCGCTCTGCCGTAAACCGTAGTTCCTGGCAGCAGATACACCTTCGTGTGGTTTGAAGTACACATCCGTCTGAAATGGATAATTCCGCTCTATATCACTTAAATCTTTTGCGGTGAGGTTGCTATCCGTCTGCTTCCCGTCATTGACCATAATCACCCTGACGTTGTCAAACAGTATCCCTCTCTGGATCGCAATGGTATCAAACAAGTACTTGCACAAGCTCCACGGTTCCTTGTAGTGCGGAACTATGATATCCAATGTCTTCATACGAATCTTTTTCTCTGGTCTTATCTCGTCTATCGGCATATCCCTGTAATACTTAACCGCATCAAGCTCTCTCCAATTTCCTGGTATCCCACCGGCAAAGTGGATGATCTTCGCTTCCTTCGTCTGCTCCGTATATGCACACGCATTGTACGCAGCCGGTATCTTCTTTATATGATCCCTGCAAACCGTATTCAGTGTGTCCTGGCTGACAAACATCCGCTTGTTCCGGTTCAGGTCATCTATCATCTGGTCGTCAATACCGTCTTCACGGCATTTCTTCAGATTCCACATCGTGACGCCAGCATTGATATACAGCCCATTGGAATACCGTGACAGGGCCGGTTCCATGACGCCGGCAACGTAGTAATCGTCAATCGGGATGTCCCATAAATCAGACACATCACTTTGGACAATGGTGTCGCAGTCGATAGACAGGATCTTATCCAAATCAGGAAACACCTTCGCAAGTGCACCACGAATCAGGCCAATGTATGTCCAACCACTGCCCCAATTGGACCCGTTCGGTACAAACCAATTCTCAATCAGTTTGCTGATGTTGATAACTTCAACGTCCCTGTGTACCTCGTACGGGAACTCATCATCCTCAATGAGAAGGTATATCTTATCAACATCGGAGTTAACCAGAAGGGATTTGTACGCCGAAACCATATCCGCATAGATCTTGCGGGAACCAAAGTAGACTGCTGCTTTCATTCAGCGATCTCCAACTGGCATCTGCAACGGAAATGTACCAAACCAGGAATCTCAGTAACCAGATAGATATTGCCATCCCTATCCTTACATTCCTTACAAACCTTGCCGTCCTTCTGAGATACCCACACAACCTTCTTCACACCGGCATCAGCGTAACCGTGGATTGTACCAACCAGGACAGCTTCATCGGCATACTGTGCCAACATTTGAGTTAAATACCGCAAAGCCTTGTCTATCTCAGCAACCTTATCATGCGCTACAGCCAGGGCCTCAACGAGCCGTGCTTTTTTCCGTTCAATTTCCGTGTTGAACTTATACAGCGTTGTCTCGTTATCCTCATCCAGCATCTCGATGATCCAATCCTCAACGATATCCTCATCGGCTGCTTTCTTTGCATCCTTCTCGGATAACCCAGCTTCCATCATCGCATAGACGTAAGACCAATACGCAATGCTGATATATCTCTTCTTGGCAATCCGCACAGCCGTGTCGTACACTTCTCTGACGGAACCAAGGATATTAAGCTCGTCAAACTTCAGCTGTTTCAGCCGGTCGAACGTACGTAGATTTCGCTTGTTTAGATCCCTGATCGCTTTGTCAGCCAGCAAGTAGTCCATCAAATCTTTATCCCGTTACTATTTCTCTTCTGCCTCTGGGCAATTCTCCTGCATTCGTCTCTGTCATATACCTGATTCCCTTTGCGCTTAAACCGTCTCTTGCAGACCGGACATACCGCATAGGAATCTGTACCGGAAGAACCGGAATCATCATCTTCCTCTTCTTCATCGGAACCGTAGTCAGTGCTGGACCCACCGGTCGAGGCTACGTTTCCGCCTCCACCAATGGTGCTCATCTCATTCAGAGCTTCTTCCCGCTCTTCCTGATAAGCATCATAGGTTAAGGCATCACTCTCCGGATCCTTCGACAGTTTGCTGAACGTAAACGCCTGGATGGCCGGCATACCAGCGGACCGTAAAGTGGAAAAGCTCTGTGTCTTAACCAGAAGGTCTTCATAGCTCCGTCTGCCAAACTTCGGTTCAACATCCGAAACCGCAAGCCCGTCCAGAACGTTGGCATCCTTGCAGATCTTCAAGACGATCTTCAGGAACTGCGTTTCACTATTTTTCCAGCATCCTTCGGTTTCGAGTGCCCGTGATTCCGCATTCCACCAACCATTCTTCATGATGATTGCGCCATTGTTGGAAGAATCCGATGTATTCGCATTTCCCTGGCTCGGCATACCAACAATCTGAAGGATGGTGTTGTAAATGTCATCAACCAAGGTCTGGGTCTGGCTCTGATCAAGCTGCTCGTTCAGGTAATACACCCTGCTCTGACGTCCATCCATGGCCGGCGGAAGCTTGATAGCACCAAGGTCCTTCAGTTCCAAGAACTGCTCCCTGGTGATATCCACACCTTCAAACACCATAATGGCTTGAATGAACTGCTCGATCCCGTCCATTCGATTGCTCATGGTCGAGTTATAGGCGTCGAGCAGTGGCAAAACCACCTCGAAGGCTCCCATATATACCGCATTGCACGGATATTCAACCAGAGTAACCATACCGAAGTTATGGATTACCGTTTCGACAATCTCCCCGACCGAGAGTGAGCTTCCCCTGATTTTGTACGTCACATTGTCCGTATAAACCGTGTACTCAACCTTCGTTTGGGTCTCATCCAGGAAGACATATGTTACGCCGGCAATTACCCGTTTGGTAACATCATTCACCCGAATCACAAACGTGTTCCGTGGATCGGGAATGTACACTTCGAACGGTGCTTCATCCAGAAGCTCTCCCTTGGATACCGATAGGGCCTTATCCCTCAGAACCAACCGATACCCAACGCCAGCCGTGAACATCTTATAAGCCAGATCCATATCCTTGGACTGCTTGCCTTCCGAAAGCATCAGAGAATTCAGCTTCTCAACCTTCTTCGGCACCGACTTCTTGCTGCCCCGTGAGATATACTGTATCGGTTCACCAGCAAACTCAGCCGTCTTGAACGTCACAATCTGGTTGGCAACGTTCACTACAACCTTGTTGTTTATCTCATTGTGGTAGGCTTTAACACGGTCCAGAATCGGCTGGATGCCACGCAAATACCGGAATAAGTACTCCTCGGCAGACCTGTTTTGCAGGTGAATCTTGAGCGCATCGTTAAGCACTTTCAGTACGTTGCTGGACGTAATTACCTGTTCGTTAGTGTATATGCACTTTCTACCGTGCAGATTTCGTGGCGAAACAACAGAATATGTGTTGTCCTCATTGGAATTCTTAATCCCAGCAACCTTTACCTCTTCCTCTTCGGTCTGGGTGCCGTTATTCACTTCGTCAGGCATATTCCATCACCTCGCTTTGTAGTCATTGGGTGCAGGAGCGGAAATCGAATCCGCAATCTCCAGCTCATGAGGCTGGCGAGTTACCGTTACTCTATCCTGCGATATAACGTCA